ATGGTCTCAGTGACCGCCTTCGGCACAGCGAGAGTCATCCGGACCTTTCTCTTCGGTCCGTCTAACTTCCAGGAGATGTTCAGTTTACTGTCCACCTCGGGTACGACTCCGGCTTCTCGAAAGAGAGCCATATTGTCTTTATCCCCCACGGGCACAAAGCTGTGCGACACAGGAGAAGATTCGCGGTCATCGACCGTGATCGTATTGCGAGCTGCCATGAGGCATACTCCTATATGTGCGGTAACCCCGCACGAGGTGCTTCCCCACTGAAGTGGTTCGGCAGATTAACCAAAGCTTTCGCAATGGTTTGCCAATGTGGCGCCGGAAGGGATCATCCCTAATCCGGTTTGCCCACAGCAACTAGTAAGGCAACTAGCGAAGCTGTACGCGATGCATCCAAATCACTTATCCTAATGTAGGGTGGGTGACCTGTGAAGCTAAGGAGAGGAACACGGTGCCAATTATTCATGGTCGCCGTGTAACTTGGCATATTACCGAAATGGAATTCGTGAGACGATTGCTTTATAATAGCATCATACGTCCACTTAGTCCAAGTCGTTTTGTACCCCGATCGGAAATGAGTCCCGACCGGGTGGGTTAAGGAGCGAATAAACGCCCCCGCACCCGTGAACCAGTCTACCGCGAACGATAGTGGTACGAGATCCCACGCGAGCTCTAACGGGTTAGTTATCCCGTATTGTGAGAGCGTGTATAAGAACGGGTTCGAAATTTTGAACGCGTAGCTTACCTCGACACCTCTTTCGTTCTCCCAATTCTCTTTCCAGGCTTCGTAACCTGACCAGAGAGTTGGCTTGGGGTAAGGATTGTCTTTACGACGCACCTTAACTGAAACCCCAGGTACCTCTTGCTTAATCCCATTTTCGATGGTCTCTAGCATTTGGTAGATGTCATTCATCAAGGGTTTAAGCCCATACTGGTATGATAGCCAATATGAAGCAACCTTGTCTGATGACGAGCGGTAACTCTTGACTCGCCGTTTGATATTCCGATCGTCCAGGTAGGATTTCCTAAGTCCATCCTGGCGAAGTCTCCGCTGACGCTTAGTATAGCGTAAACGGGAGGCCGAAATATCAGACCTTGAACGGCTTTTAAGAGCCTTGACTGTCTCGAGACCTAGTATGATGAGATCCGCAGCGAACTTAATCGACTCGCGCATCTCACCAAACGTTTGACCAAGCTGGAGTTCGGCTGCATTAAGCACCCGCGCCCTGGCCTGGCTCAACGCCTCTGATTCTACTGAGGCGCTGATAATTGGTTCTCGAGGAATAGAGACGGCACTCTGCGTTCCATAGTTGGAAAGGTTCGGAACCACGGTCAGAAAGTTAGAAGCTGAGTCGCTTCGCTTCCTGTACCAACGGTTATGACCCGAAATCCTGTAGACGTATGAATAGCCTTCCACAGAGCATGCGAATCGCAAACAACCATAGTCAGTGGGATAAATATGAGTCCCTCCGACTGTGCCTGTTGCGGTTGGCACGTCACGCCACCTACGATCGATGACATGGGTCCGATAGTTTGGACCCGACCATTTCTTCCACGGACCGGAAGAGCTTGAAGCGTATTCTGTATGCTCCAAGATCCCGCTCAGTTGTTGATATGAGTCATCTCTAATAGGCATGGCCTGATAGTCCTCTTGCA